TTGAGATTAATGTCTTGTCTACATCAGGAGGTGCCGGAATGACTAAGAAAGTTGTCATAAGCGACCGCTCGTCTAAAGATACGCGCGGTTTGCCTATTTCAATGGATCCTCATAAATTTTATGAGTATTCTAGTCAACTCCGACATGAACAAGCTGATGGTTTGGAGGGTTTTCTACACAAGCTTTTATCACGTTCGCTTTTTGCATCGTTAGCTTTCGCTATCGATCCATTTGCGAAGTTTAAGGTATCACTTGGTAGGATTTCCCCGAAGGTTCGCACACGTACTCGCCAAATTGCCTCTGTTTTAGATGGGCGAAAGCTCAAATACCACAGAGACGTTTGGACCGAGGATACGCGTTACGGACCTCCAAGCGGTCATAAAGAAGATAGCTTAACGACATATGCCGTTCAGCCTCTCCTTAAAACCGTAACCAAAGACACAACTCGTCGTTTACGGGTAGTCGGATCTGATCAGGGTGAGTTTTCCAGTTGGAACGCTTACGCTGTTTCACCTCCTCAATCCGTAAGACGATTGTGGACCGATGACAGTTATTATTCTGGGAGTGGTGGGTACTATTATAGAACCCACGATGACCAGATATATAGCTGGATCGGACCAACAGCTCGCATCACTCAAGTCACTGTTGACTCACTAATGAACGCTGAAGAGTCGATTGCTTCGTCACTTATGGCGAAGCATTCTATGTCCATGTATAAGGGTATCCTCCCTTCTGCTAGGACATATACTCTTTTTCGTAACATAGTGGAGCTTAGAGATTTGCCGAGAAGTATCTTACAATTGCGAGATACCCTCGTTCATCTCGATCGCTCGTTTGACGTTCGTAACATACCACACAAAGTACGGAGGAAAGTAACCTCCGTTAACACTTCTTTGCGTGATGTGCCAAAAGAATGGTTAAGTTATTCTTTTGGATGGCGTCAAACATACAGTGATTTGATGGGTTTGTTGGCCTCTCCTCAAAAAATCGGAAATAGGATTAATTTCCTGATCAGAAGAGGAAATAAGCCAACAACGTTTCGCTCGAAACGTAACTTCGAATCGAGCTCAACGGCGTCTTCCGGCTTCGTCTATGACGTCACATTGCCTGAAAGAGGCGCGACTAGCGAGCACATAGTGACTCGCAAAACCGAGCTACGTATGGTGGTAAATGCCACTATACCCTTTCCTCCAATTGACGTTCCCGGTCTTATGCGTCGAGAGTTTTTGCATAAGATGGGTACCACGCCCACTTTCACGGATCTATACAATTTAGTTCCGTGGACTTGGTTGGTTGATTGGTTTACTGGCCTTGGTAATTATATCGATATCATCGATACAATTGCTTCGGACAATTCACTTATCAACTGGGGAGTTATCACTGCGGAGACGCAGGGGAAACTCACCACGCGGCATCAGACGTATGTTGAATCTACAGCACATCGAAGCTTCAACGGAATTGGGTATACAGATACTACTAAGGTTCTGTACCCCCATACCTCCGATTTGTACTTCACCTCCCATTTAAGGAAGGATGTGTCGCAGATACTCGATGTAGGCATCGCTACTGATCCAAGTACATTAAGCTTGTATCAGCAATCGATACTCGGTGCGTTATTATCAACGCGCATCGTGTTTAGGCGTTAGGGAATCCTTCTCTAACGTTCAACATTTATTACCAGGAGACGTCTATGCTTATCGATCCGATCACTGTTGCGG